CCCACGCAGGCTACATCTTCTACACCAACGACCCGAACCTGACCGAGGAAGACGAGGTATCTCTGCGCGATCAGATCAGTGCGAGCAAGGGTGTGGGTAACTTTCGATCGCTGTTCGTGAACATCCCGGGCGGTACCGAGAAAGCGATTCAGATCATCCCGGTGGGGGACTTCCAGGCCAAGGACGAACTGGAGAAGGTCAAGAACATCACGCGTAACGACGTGATTGCGGCATGGCGGATGAACCCCGCGTTGGCCGGCATCATTCCGGAAAATAACGCGGGCTTTGGCGATATCGAGAAGATCGATCGCGTGTACACCAGCAACGAGATTCGTCCGATCTGCCAGTTGTTCAACCAGTTGAATGATTCGCTACGCGAAGATAGGCGATTCACCTGGAAAACACCAAAAGATACAGTTGTTTCCGCTGAGTAAAATCAATACGCAAGAGATTACCACTGCTCACTATGGCAAAATGTCGGCAATTGGTTGCCCTGGGGAGGGACACAATGCGAGTTGAATGCAAATGCGGACACCGAGGACGGATCGCTTCAAGAGAGAAGTTTTCCGTGGATTTCGTGAAGCTGTATTGCCAGTGCCTGGATGCAAAGTGCGGGCACACATGGGTTGCGGAATTGACGTTTTCTCACACGCTGAGCCCTTCGGCTCAGTCTTACGAAAGGATGTTGCTCGATCGTTTGAAAGAGATGCCCAGGGCAAAACAGCGCGAGCTTTTTGAGAAGTTGGGTTCACAAGCGGTGGCGTGAGGACTAAACCGCCGACCCCCGAAGGCGTCGGCGATCAGTTACACCAAAGCCTGGTTAAGCGATCAAGAGATCTTGTCTGTCTCTGTTGGATTGATGGCCAGCACCTCAGAAAGTCGACGGATCTGAGTTTTCTCCTTTTCACTCAATGCCCGGTAAAGACCAATGAGGCGGCGTTCCACGCTGCTTAGACTTTGCCATTCGAAATCGACAAACCCTACGTAGACGGGCTCTTTCTTGATGCGATCCAACATGCGTACTACTCCATAAAATGCATTGCTCAACCGTAATCGGGGCGGTTGGGCGCATTGAAATGAAGCTCGCAGAAAACGACGCAGATGATTTGTTACGGATTAATTCTGCTGCCGAGCAACGTCATCGGCCATCGCTTGAAGAAAACGGCGGATGGCCGATTGATCCTCCTCCGTAATGCTCCGGAACTGATTTATCAGCTCCTCCTCATCAGTCGAAAACAGTTGACCAAGTGGCGTGCAACGACGGCCTGTCAGTACAAACGCGGCGTCGGCACCGTGTTCCTCAAGAGCTGAAACATAGCGAAGGTCGAGCGAGTTCGCTCCCTGCTCGTAGTTCTTTTGAGTTCCCCGACTTACACCTAAAAGCGCTCCAAACTCTGTTTGATTCAAACCTAAGCGCTCGCGCTCTTCCTTTAGGCGTTCACCTACACCATCCGCTATGAGCATTTTTTTATTCACCGCCATTGACTTGATCAATTTTTTGACCAAGAATCACCACAGACAAACACAAGTAAACACAATCGAACAGAGTGCGCACTATGCCCGCCACCGTTACACCCGAGCAAGCCCGTGAGGCGTTGGATCGCAAAGGTATGAGTATTGCGGAGTTCAGTCGACAAAACGGATTGAACAAAAATTTAGTCAGCGACCTATTGAACGGTCGGATCAAAGGTCGCCGTGGGGAGGCACATCGCGCCGCCGTACTGCTCAAAATCAAAGACGGCGTTATTGAACAGTAACGGCCGTGATTAACAGGGAAAAGTAGAAAATGAAAAGCCCGGTTCTAGAAACACGCAAGGACGCCATGAGCAAAATCATTTGCAGCTACCCCGGTGGACGCGAAGGTGCAGCAGCTCGCTTAGGTATGAAAGTCAAAAAATTCGATAACCACGCCTACGAAAACGCAGGTTGCAGTCCGCTCAGTGATGCTCAGATTTTCATGCTGGAACAAGTGATCGGCACCAGCCACCTCCCAAACTATGTTGCACAAATGTACGGCGGTCTTTTTGTCCCAGTCGCCGACCCAGAAACGTTGGATAACGTCGAGCTGTACGCCCGATCAGTTCAGGTTTCGGCAAAGCGTGGATGCGTTGACCAAGCGATCGCCCAGGCATTGGAAGACGGCGCTATCAGTGCAGGAGAAGCGGAAATCATCCTAAACGCTCACAACGTCCACATGGCCGCACGTCACGCCGAAGTGCTGGCAGCCATCGACCTATACCGCGTCAAACCGGGGAAAAACCAATGAACAATCCGCCTGCCGTACAGGAATATCAGGACACCCTCAAAGCCGCCGCACTTGTGTTCCTAGAACGTCACCAATGTGAACATCTGGGCGACGATCAGCAGTTGTTCGATCGTGCTGTGCATCACGTGGTAACGGACTTTGACGTACTGACGACAACCGCTGAGAAGATAGTGCACTTGGCCAGTTCCGATATGTCAGCAGTTCGCGATCGGCAGCGATTGGACATGGTCAGCAGCACGTCCACACACACCGTCATTATCGACCCTGCCACAGGTAACGCTTGGGCAGTTCCGGTCAGCCTGATCTATGAACGAATTCTTAACGCACCGGACAACGGTCGTTTCCGCGTAACAGCTTCCTAATACCTACCCAATAATCCGCCTGTCCCACCCTCGTGGGTTTGGGTGAGCTGCGCCCGAAACTGAGGTTTGACGATGAAAAACGCCATGAACATCAACGCAAAACTGACGCCCGATCAGGCGAAAGCGCTCTTGGCCAGCTTGCGCGAGCAATACCGTCTCAGCTTCAACGACCTTTGGTATGCAGACCAGTACCGCCTGATTCCCGATGGCTTGCGCCACGGATCGATCCTTGCCAACAGCCCGGTGATGGCCGCACAGAAACATCTGATCGGTGCCCTCACACAAAGCCTCGGCCTCAGCCTCAAAGTAGTGAAATAACCATGAGAGACGATCTGCGTCACGACGTCCTGCAACGCATTCAATCTGACTTCGGCCTGAAGCACCGCACGCCCACGAATTACATGCGCGGTGGTGTTTGCCCAAAGTGCAACAAGAAAGAGCTGTATACGCGCTTCGATAGTCCGTGGCAGCTCATCTGTGGTCGGCAGGAAAAATGCGGCCACACGGTGCATGTGAAAGAGATCTACGACGACCTCTTTGAAGACTGGAGCAAGCGCGTTCCCGCTACAGAGAGCGCACCAACAGCAACTGCGCGTGCATACCTTGAGTTTGCCCGCGGCTTCAATATTTCATTGGTCGCAGGTTGGTTCACACAGGAAACGTACTACTCCAGCCAGCACGACGCTGGAAGTGCGACGGTACGCTTCGCCCTAGAGAAAGGCGGATATTGGGAACGCCTCATCGACAAGCCTTCGCGCTTCGGCAAGATGAAGGCGCGCTTCAAGCCGGGGGACTCCTACAAAGGTGTGTGGTGGTGCCCGCCGTGCGTCGATGTGCTTGAGGCGAAAGAGATCTGGATTGTGGAGGGAATCTTTGACGCACTTGCCCTGGTACACCACAACATTGCCGCAGTATCAGCAATGTCCTCAAATGCCTTCCCGACTGACTCGCTGACCGCGTTGGTAAAAGCACGCCCGGGAAATCTACCAAAGTTGGTTTGGGCGCTTGATAACGAACCAGGCGCACACGCGTACACCAGGCGCTGGGTCCGTATGGCGCGCGATCTGGGCTTCACCTGCGAAGCAGCACAAATACCACAGCGCAATAACAGGAAGTCCGACTGGAACGATCTGCACCAGCGTTGGCAGTTCCTTGATGAAGGCGAGAAGCGTGATGCACAGGTTGAAAAAGACATCTGCACTGCCAGGCACTACGGCGCCCTGCTGATCGCTGAGAACGCCACTGAGAAAGCCCTAGTGATGTTCGATTGGAAGCGCCGCAGCGAATTTCACTTGGAGTTCGGCAATCGCCTGTACTGGTTCAAGCTGGATCTGGAGAAATACAACAAGGCGATTCAGGAACTCGAGGATAGCGATCATCACGACGACCAACAGCTAAATAATAAACAGATGCGGGCCAAGGCTATGCAGCAGTGCGGCGCTCTGCAGCGCATTGCCACCTGTAATCCGAAGGCCCTGTACTACCAGGAAAACAAACTCACCGACGAGTCTTGGTACTACTTCCGGATCACATTCGCCCACGATGCTGCGCCGATCAAGAACACCTTCACCAGCTCGCAGATCGCCTCGTCTGCAGAGTTCAAAAAGCGCCTTCTCGGCATCGCCCCGGGCGGTATGTTCACTGGTACCACCCAGCAGTTGGACGCCTTCATTGAAGAGCAAACCGACGCCCTAAAAACCGTTCAGACCATCGACTTCACCGGCTACACCCGTGAGCACAGCGCGTATGTCTACGGCGACGTAGCGGTGCGCGATGGGAAAGTATTCAAGCTGAACGAGGAGGATTTCTTCGACATGGACCGGCTGAGCATCAAGACCCTGAGCCAGTCGGTGATCCTCAACCTGAACACGGAACTAGAGAAATTCGACACCGAGTGGCTGGACATCATTTGGCAATGCTTCGGTGCGAAAGGCCTGGTCGCGCTCGCATTCTGGTTCGGCTCGTTGTTCGCCGAGCAGATCCGGCAGCACCAGAAAAGCTACCCCTTCATGGAAATCATCGGTGAGCCAGGGGCCGGCAAGTCCACGCTGATCGAATTCCTATGGAAGCTCTGCGGTCGTATCGATTACGAGGGTTTCGACCCAACCAAGGGCACCCCAGTTGCTCGAGCACGTAACTTTGCCCAAGTCGGCAATCTGCCGGTGGTGCTGATCGAGTCGGAGCGGGAAAAAACCGATGGCAGCCAAACCAAACAGTACGACTGGGATGAACTGAAAACTGCCTACAACGGCCGCAGCGTCCGCTCCACCGGTGTGAAGAATAACGGCAACGACACTCGTGAACCTCCATTCCGTGGGGCTGTGGTTATCGGCCAGAATCACGCGGTGAATGCATCCGAGCCGATCCTGCAGCGACTGGTGCACATCGCCATGACGAAGGACGGTCAGACGTCCCAGACCAAGTTATTGGTGGAAAAGCTCGAGCGTATGCCCGTCGATCGCGTCAGCGGCTTTCTGGTCAAGGCAACCATGATGGAAAGCAAGGTGATGGACACCGTTCGCGAAAATGGGCCCAAATACGAACAGCAGCTGTTGGCTCTACCCGAGATTCGCACTGTCCGGATCGCGAAGAATCACGCCCAACTGCACGCGCTGGTCGATGCCCTGGTTCACGTTATCCCACTGAAAAAGCACCAGGTGGACGCGACCCACGCAGAGATCCAGAGCATGGCCAAGGAACGCCAGCTGGCGATCAACGCTGATCACCCAATCGTCGTCGAGTTCTGGGAACTGTACGAGTACTTGAACAGCACTGCAGGTGGGCTTAACCACTCCCGCAATGACGGTCTGATCGCGGTGAACCTCAACGACTTCGCCAAGGAAGCCGCAGAAAAACGCCAGAAAGTCCCGGACCTGACCGAGCTCAAGCGTCACTTAAAAACAAGCAAATGCCCTAAGTTCATTGAGACCAACAGGAACGTCTGCTCCGCATGGGATACCGATGCCGCTGACAAGCCGAAAACCGTGCGGTGCTGGATCTTCCAGGCTGCCTGATTACTACCGAGGGAGGAATAGCAGATGCTAGTTCAAGAGTTCATAGGCAATGCTGGCGACGGTAAGACCAGCAAGCTGCAGGAAATCCAAGACCAGTTGATCGAGGCAAGGCACGTGGCCCCCATTATTCAAGCGGGTGCGTATGCAGAAGAGGGTCTGTTACAGATTTCGGATGTTCGAGCGGCAGGTGGTCAACGCGAGCCCACTCTCAGGCCGATTTGATGGTGTGCAAGGTTAAGCCACGCGGTTTCAAAAGCGAAAGAGGATTTAAGGTTTGAGCAAGTTGGATCGTTTCATGCGGGAAAGGGATGTCCTCGAGGTCACATCCCTATCCAGAACTACCCTCTGGCGCGTTATCAAATTGGGGAAGTTTCCAAGAGCGGTGGCCATCTCTCCAGGGCGAGTCGGTTGGCGTGAATCCTCGATCGCAAATTGGCAACAAGACCCGCAGAAATGGACATCATCTGACTCAATCGAAGTCGCGTAAGCGGCTTCACTCATTTCAGCCCGACGTTTACTGGGTAATTGCACAGACTTGCCCTCCCATTTGCGTTCGATCTGACCAGTCATTGTCATCGGATTCCAACATGCTTCGTGGCCCTGAACGGCAGAGAACGCCCCATAGCTGTCGCCCATAACGAAGCAGTCGAGCTTGTGCTCGAGCGGGTGCTCCACAATAGCTTGGTAGGTCATCATCCAGGATCGCCGTTTAGAGTCGATGCTGGTTAAAAAAAAACAATTCTGCGGCATGCTGTGGCAGAGCTGTGTTAGCTTTCGAATTGGCCGTAAGCCGTTTCAAGTTTTATTTTCACAAGTTAATGGCCTCCGGGGACACGCCCCGGCCTGGACTTTATTTACATCGAGATGGAAGCGTATGTTGAACAATATTTGTCAAATAAGCGCAGTGATACCAAGCTCAGGAAAGATAGCCACGATAGAGTTAAATAATCGAAATTTAATAATTACTGGTGTAAATGGCTGTGGTAAAACACAGTTCATTAATAAGCTCTTTGAATATTTAAACAAGCGCATTGCTTTGCGACAGAATACATCGGTTCAGCAACTAGAACAAAACATAGCATCCTATTCTTACCAGCTTTCTCAATTAACTGAAGCTAGTGGAAATTACCAGGGTTATTTTAGAGCACTGAAGGATTCTGAGGCAGAACTAGTGGAGGCGAAGTCACCGCCAGTATTAATTGATAACGTCGAACAATTCACAATCGATTATCACAGCCAGAAAGCTGTACTACTTAAGTTTGAGGCTACACGCCAAGCCAGCATTAGACCATCCAATTCTTCAAGAAGCAAAGACGCACTGAGGCAAGAAGCACTTTCGACGGCTGACGCTTCGACATTATTTGAGGATTATTTAGTAAGCCAAAAAACCGCCCAAGCTTTTGCCGAATCACCTAACATAGGCAATAATCCAGGCGAAGCAAAATCTATTAATGCGTGGTTTGAAAAGCTTGAAAATGACCTCCAAGAATTATTTGAAGATACTAGTTTAAAATTGCATTTTGACTATGAAGCCCAGACATTCTATATAAGACAACAAGGAAAGTCAGAGTATCGACTGCAGCAACTCTCTTCTGGATTCTCATCGATATTTTCAATTTATGCGACCCTGCTCACTAAAATTCAATTAAGCTCCAATACCACTGATGAAATTTATGGCGTAGTGCTAATTGACGAAATAGATGCTCACCTTCATGTTTCCCTGCAACGTAAAATTCTTTCATTTCTAACTAAATCTTTTCCAAAAATTCAGTTCATTGTTTCTACGCATTCGCCATTTGTAGTGTCCTCAGTCAGAGAGGCTGTGATCTATGACTTGTCAACTCTCGAGCAGGTCGAAGACCTGTCTATGTATTCATATGAATCTATTTTGTCAGGACTTTTCAACACTGCGCCGGTTTCTGAAGTACTGAAGGAGATGATAGTTGATCTGGGCGATATGATGCTGTCTCCTGATGTCAATATTAGCAAACTAGAGCACTATATTCGTGAAATTGGTGAACACGAACAGCACCTAGATAGTGAGTCAGCTTTCTTCGTTAAGAAGGCCAGGCTAATTATAAGTAAAAGCAAGAAGGAGGGGGGCTTAAATGTTTAATGCTGTGAGAACTTCAGAGGTGCCCGCTTCACTTGCAGCAAAACAAAAATACGATGGCAATGACGTATACATGGAGCTATGTAGTATTTTTTTTGATAAATGCTACATTTGTGAAACAAAAGAGCCTCACGACATAAATGTAGAACACTTTCATCCTCACAAAGGGGATGTGCATAAAAAATTTGACTGGGATAATCTTTATCTAGCTTGTAGTCGATGCAACAATATAAAGCTTGCAGAGTTTGACGACATTCTGGATTGCTGCGATGGTGAAGTTGATGTGTTTCGTGCGATCAGACATGTTCCACCGATAACTCCGTATGCTAAGGCTGTTCAGTTGCTATCGATGTGCACTGATTCAAAAGTCGAATTGAGTAGGCAGCTATTAGAGCGGGTGTACAATAGCGATCACACTGTTAATAAAAAAGTCTCGGGGGCGTTCCTTCGCCGCAAGGTTTTCGACCAGTACAATTTGCTCCTAGATCAAATCAACTGTTATTACAATCCCGTATCTACGGACGGTGAAAGAGAAATAAGTTTAGAGCGAATGCAAAAGCTTATTCATAGATCCGCGCCTTATTCTGCTTTTATCCGGTGGTGTATTTTAGACGATGCGGAGCTTGGCGATTTGCTTGTTAGTTTTATGGACTAACTCCAACTTTACCCAAAGAACCTGAGAATCAAACCTGCTGTAAAAATGCGATGATATTACTGCTATCCAATGGATAGCAGTAAAATTATGGACGGTATTGAGTTCACAAGTGATGGCATGCATCGGGCGGTGCTGCCTACTTGCCGAATGCAAGTTATTGGTCAGTCCGAAAGTAAACTGGTGCTCAAGTGGAGTGCAATTTCGCATTTACCACATGCCTATGTAGCCACACAGACCATCGCAGCAAGCCTTCCTGCTTCTCCTTGAAGTAGTCGTGACGGTCGTAATGCTTAGAGGAGACATCGCTGAATGCATGGCCCTGAATTCGATCGCGCACCTCTTTACTCAACCCAGCAACGCCCATCAGGGTTTTGCAGGTTCGCCGTATGTCACGCAAAGTGAATGGTCCATTGAATTTATCGGTATGGCGGCCGTACAGCTTGGTGACAGCTCGAGATAACGACTGAGTGTGTAGGGCCTTCCCTTCCACCTTGCCTTCAAACGGGTAAATGCTGGTTTCGCAGATCTCGTCCATAAGCTTCAAACTACGGCGCATCAGCGTGTTGTACGGCACGGCATGCAACGACCGCTCACCCTCCCTTCCCTTCTTGTTCCGAATGACCAGGTGGTCTTTGAAGTAGTGCCGACGTTCACTCGCTAGCAGCTGCTCCGGACGCTGTCCTCCTGAAGCAATCAGAAACTTAAGCAACTCCGACGTCACCAGCGTCAAGTGTTCCGGCAGCATTTGCCAGAGCTTGGCCAACTCGTCTGAGGATAGTGCTCGATCACCAGGTCGTTCCCAGTCTGCCTGAACAGGAACACTGGCCACCGGGTTGCTGGTGAGGCCAAACTTCAATGCTTTTTTCTGGTACCTGCGGGGGTTGAACTCTTGCTCCAACCCCACCTGAAACGCAGCGTGCAGCTGGGACCGGACTCTATTGCAGTACGTGGTGACACCGGCATTGATCATCTTGGCCAGGATGTCGCGGATCTCACCAGGCCCGATCAATGCGGCAGGCCGTGACGCCAAATTGGGAAACCGGTCAGAGACGTAATGCTTCAGCGACCACTTCACGTCTGATGCAGAGGCGGCACCTTCGCCCTCAAGTTTATTCGTGTAGGCATCAAGCAGGTTTTGAAAGGTGCCAGCGGCAATCACCACCTCTTTTTCAACTCGGCATAGATCTCGTGCGCCAGTCAGAGTCATCGCTGGCCATGTACCTAGTTTGGTTTTGATCTTTT